GCCCGGGGAGTCGGCCTGGATAAAACCAGGTTGTCACATCGACGCCCGATCGGCATTGGGTAATGCGGACCAGTGTCGTTCTCAAATTCCTGCATAACGTAGAGCTATTCCATGGCACATCGATCGTTTCCTCTCACGACGACGACCTACCCCGCGTGGGCTAGGTATATTCCGATCATTGATGACGGGGGGATCCCCTCCGATTATCAAGTGACGAGCGTCGTGGCTAAGAGAACGCAAGGGAGCTATACAAGTACTGACACGTCTGAATACCATAAAAGGCTCAGACAAGGGTATCTAATCCCTGATCAGTACTACTCACGTTGGGACTTTACTGATGACCAATTAGTAGGTTCCTACTACGGCCACTACAAATGGCTGTCCAATCGTGAGTATAAGCGCTATCTAGACGTAGGCTTCGGCCTTACGTCAGCGATACCCACAGCGTCCACCCAGGTGGAAACTGCAAGGTCCCGTGCTATGGCTGAAATTAGTGACACGGATGTCACTATAGCTCTGCAGGAAGCGTTAGCAGATTTGCTGCCCTCTTTGGATGTCCTCACCGAACTGGCTGAGGCCCATAAGACAGTAAAGATGTTCTGCGACGCTAGACGGCGATTCGTGTCTCTTGTGAAGGAGGCACTGCGAGGTGGGATGCACACCGTGCATGCTGCCTCATCGGCATGGTTAGAGTGGAGGTACGGCTGGCGGATCCTCGGTTATTCTATTGAGGACTTCGTCAAGTACCAGAACCACCCCTGGGAAACCAGGGCTTTCATCAAGGGGTCGAGCTCCCTCCGGGGAGGTAAAACTGCTGAATCCGTCGAGGAGACAGCATCGACCACTTACGGGCATAATCCGTATTATCGCGATTACACCCAAGTGACTAACCATACGACGGAGCTGCAATGGCACTGTCGGGTCCGAGCTAAGGTGACAGGCGAGAGCCTGAACCTTGTGGCGTCCCCAGCTGTTACGCTGTGGGAGCTGGTTCCTTTCTCTTTCGTGGCAGATTGGTTTCTGACCACTGGAGATGCTCTGAAGGCTTGGACCGCAATGGCCAAACTTCATCAAAAGACTTGTTCCCTCGGGTTCAAGTACAAGGAGACCACTCGGATTAAGCTGGGCGAAAAGCTTCCAGGGACTGGAGCTTATGCGGTGGATGGTGACATCCAGCCGCCCTCGCGCATCTTGGAATCTACCATAAGAGGTAGGATGCAAAAGGTCGCTGTCGCTTCGTTTCCCCGCTGGCGGGTGAATCTCTCTACACCAAAAGTGCTGGATGCACTGGCGTTAGGAGAGGGATCCCTTAACCGTTCGTTGCGCGACATCCGTCGACTCCGAACGTAATTGCCCAATAAACCGGGCGAATATGATACCTTGGAGGTACCATTATGGCATCCTTTGCCACTACAATCGAGGAGTTTTCGGACTCCGAGAACCGCCGCACCTATATGGTAAGCGGTAGCACCGTTGCGGCGCCTAAGCTTGTTATCCAAAAGCGAAGGCCCGTGACCTCGACGACAGGTGTTGCACAAAGCACCCTGTCAATCGTGTACGGGACCACCGATGCCGACAGCGTCCCGCTGGAGGCCAAAGTGGGTTTCGAGGCCAATGTTCGCTATCCTGCGAACGGGCAGAGCTCCGACGTCTCAGCCGCCTTGGCGGTCTTCCGAGATTTCGTCGCCTCGGATGAGTTCACCGCAATGGTGAATAGTCAGTCGTATGTCCAGTGACCCGGGTAACCCCGGTGATCTGGTAACACGGCTGCTTGGCTGGTTTAGGGACATTAACTTGACCCATAACAAAACAGTCGCTCTCATCCATGTCCTTCTCTTGATCTTCTGGTTGACCTTCATCGGTCTGTTTTACCACTGATCTCGAGTTAGGCTAGCCCTATAGGAGACTCGCAATGAGCAACTCTGTTCAAGTGATAGACCCTTGGGTCATCGCGAGAAAGTTGGCTTCGACATTGCTCCCGCCCGCTACAGCTGAGAGGCTGTACGGGTATATCCGCAACCGGGACTTGTCCCGGCTCTGCGGTGTTGGAGAGGTTCAGGACATCGAGTATCTTAGTCCTGAGATCACCGAACTACTGGCCTTGCGCCAAGTAGCTGCGCTCTTCAAGAAGAACGCGTCCTTTGCTGACGAGAACCGATGCCAAGAGGCTGCGCGAAGCAGCTTTGAAGCAGGCGAACGCCAGTGTAGGATAACCAACAAGCGCCTTGACCACTATGGCTTAAACCCGACTAGAATGCCGGGCGATATCGCTAAGTGGATGGGCCGGATGGAGCAAGATATAGCTCATCTTGTTGGAACGGTGACTGATCTTATTGAGGTGTTACCTCGTAAGATAAGCCTCACTAGTGGAGCAACCGAGGATAGGTCGCGTAAACGCTCGTACCCGTTCTTAAAAATAACGGGAAAGATACGTGCGCCACGCGCGGCCGTCACACTGATCGGGTCGATACTCAAGGAATTGGGTGTTGACTTAGCCCCCCTAAAGTTTGCGGCGGTCGAGATGAACGCCGTGGATTTTGTTCCGAAGAACTGGAAAACTCATCGCATGATAGCGAAAGAGCCGACCCACGCACTACCTCTACAGCTCGCTGTAGATAGCTTCCTTAAACGGTTGCTACGGAAGTGGGGTATCGACTTGAGTTCACAGGAGAGGAATCAGGACTTAGCCCGCCAGGGATCCATTGACGGATCCTGGGCTACAATAGACCTGAAAGGGGCAAGTGACACAGTGGCGATTAGCCTCGCTGCTTGGTTGCTTCCCTGGGACTGGTACGACTTCATCGTCAGTATCCGGTCCACCCTCTATAGGGC